CGGCGAGACGTCACCGCCACGGTATGCATGCATACCGCAGCTCTCCCTAAACCATCCGTCTGCGTAGCTTTTATCAGCATTCATCTTCCAGCCCACCGAGACGGCGAACTGGTCGATCAGAGGGACAATGCACGATGGAACTATGCAATCATCACCAAAGACTGATACACACAGGAGGTCATCATGTAGATGAGCAACCGTGTCACTAATCGCGGAACGAACGGCCCAGAAGATGAGGGTCTGGAGAGCAAACGTGAACCCGTTTCCCATAGTTGAAATCATGGGTAAGGGTATCTGTTCGCCATCTACCTCCGTAACTGGAGACCGCAACGCCAATAGCAGCTGGTACCAATCCGGTGCACCGACGAAGAGGCGCCCCACAAGGGCAACCCAAATTCGATCGGACGCTTCGGACCAGTCAACCGTCGCTATCCCCATTTCCGGGAAGGCGGATGCGATCAATGTCAGTGCCTTGTGGCACTCGGGCTGGCTCGCCAATTCGATACCTGCGCGTTTTAAGCGCCGGGCGATTGCGTAGCCAACGCCTAGCTGAAAATACATGTTTAGTGTAGGCTCAGCCGACATTGTGCGGTAGATTTTCCAGTTCTTCGGGACGAAGGACATGATGTTCCCGGGTACGGGAGTAGCACTATCTTGGATGTCGTAGGCGATGAGAGTCGCCCACAATTCCTCTGCCTCGGTTGTCGATCGTGGCAGGTAGTGATTCCAAAATAGATCCTGTGCACCGGACGTACCGTCGAAGCTGGTGAATTTGGTGCCTTGGTAGGCATCAGCCCACTTCACTCCTCGGGTAGCGTTTGGACCGTGAACACTTAACCGGAATATCTCATCGATATCCAGGTCACCTAACAGTTCTGCAATCTTAGTCGCAGCGGAGGCAATAATAGTCTCCGTCCACTCGTCGAGTTGCATAACGGCTTCGTTGAAGTAACAGCCCCTTTGAATGTTGAGGAGGAATTTCTCCCTCGCCAACGCCTCACGGGCGCTACCCTCACTTAGCTCAGCCGAATAGATGAATCTATCCAGGAGGTTAGATATAAGATAGTCACGAGCGAATGTCGCGGACTCACGAGTGCTTTCATCCTTACTCTGTAACGGAGAATAGTCACTTATGACCGAACGGAAATTGCGACATCCACCGGCCACGAATGGCCGGCCCAAGTCGTCAGTTATGGCTGTGATCAGCCGGTTCATGCAGAAGTCGATATCACGGTCTGTGATACGAGCCCTGCTAGTAACCTGGTTTGCAGTCTTACTAGACATTGTACATCACCTCGTTTGCGGGTAGTTGAAGCTGCCTTGTGAGGCAGCTTGCATCCTCGAACACCTAAGTTGGTTACCTAAGTGAGGAGGCTGGAGACCCAGAAATTGTCGAAATCCGAGTCAACGAGCAGAGCAGCAGCATCAGCCTTGAGGGCTGTTTTGTTAGCTACGCTATACTCAGCGTGCAACGACATCT